GAGTTAGTTATAATGTAGATTCTACAGATTCAATTTCTTTAGATGATACTACAAGTTTTGTTACCTTTGAGGGAATTACTGTTTCACCTTCTGATCCAGGATATGCTCTCATTGATAATGAGATTGTTGAATATACAGGTGTTTCTGGAAATCAATTAACAGGAATTACTAGAGAAATTGATGGAACTTCTGCAGTAGATCATTTAGAGAATGCTTTGGTATACAAGTATGAGTACAATGGAGTTTCTCTTAGAAAGATTAACATTAACCATATCATTTCATCAAGTTATCCAATAACAATTGATTCTTACTATATTGGATTATCTACCACTTTTAGTTCAACTGTTGAGGCTGGTGGAGGTACAAATGTTCATGCACCTAGAAATAGAGTGTTTGATACTTTAGAGTTGGTAGGTGATAGCATTGATATTCCTGATGGAACTGATTTAGATGTTTCTGTTAGAACAGTAACTGGAACTAGTGCTTCTGGAACTGAAACTGCATTTGAAGATACTGGATATACTACTTTAGATATTAGGAATGGAAGAAAATTTGATAATCTCAGAATGATTCCATCAAATAGAAATGAAACTGATTTCTTAAATTCAACTCAATTTAAGGGCAAGAAATCTTTAACAGCAGACATAGTATTCTCTACAGAAAATTCAAATGTATCTCCTGTTCTTATTTTAGATGATGTGGCATTTAAAGCATCTGCTTTTAGAATTGATCAACCAATAAGTCTTAATAGTTATGCAGACAGTGCTACAGTAAGTTCTAATACAGATGATCCTCATACTTTCATTCATTTAACAGAAAGAGTTGATCTTGTACAATCTGCAAACTCACTGAAGGTTATCTTTGATGCCTACAGGCCAAAAGATACTGATATCAGAGTTCTTTACAAGATTTATAGAAATGATGTTCCAAGTAGAGATCAAGTTTGGCAACTGTTCCCAGGTTACAAAAACTTAGATATAAATGGAAACATCATAGACTCTGATGACAATGATGGAAGACCAGATCAAAATGTAAGATTTAGCAATAAGAATGAATTTATTGAGCATCAGTTTACAATTGACAATCTTCCAGACTTTACAGGATTTGCAATTAAAATAGTTGCCTCCAGTACAAATCAAACAGAATCTCCAATAATTAAGAATCTTAGAGGAATTGCTTTAGTATGAATTTAGAATCTTTTTCTAAAGTTGAAAACTTTCCCAATTTAATCAGAGATAACAAAACAAATGCTATATTGAATACAGATTCTCGTGAATATGAGAATTATATTAGAAACAAAACCAAAATTAATTCCCAAAAACAACACATTAAAAATTTGGAGAGTGAAATATGTGAATTGAAAAATTCAATTGATGAGATCAAACAATTATTAGGAGATTTAAAAAATGGATCATAATGACTTTAAACTTGAATCTGTTTCTAAACTATTTGAATTTGAAAAGATTTCAAGAGAACTTGATACTTGCACTAACATAGATTTGATGAGAAATCTTTGCAAATGTTATGTAAAATTATACTTAGGTCTTGAAGAGACTATGCAGAGGTTAGATCTTTTATCACCAGAATAAATAATTAAAAAATATTAGAATAATGGCAAAACCAGCATCAAGACAAGAATTAATTGATTATTGCTTAAGGCAACTTGGTGCTCCTGTATTGGAAATTAATGTTGCTCAAGAACAGCTAGATGATAGATTAGATGATGCCCTTCAGTACTTCAATGAAAGGCATTTTGATGGCGTAGAGAAAATGTTCTTGAAGTACAAAATTACCCAGGAAGATATTGATAGGGGTAGAGCAAGAGGTGGAGATAAATCAGTAGGAATAGTAACTACCTATGCAACATCTGGAATTGGGACTTTTGGTTGGGAAGAAAACTCTAACTATATTCCTGTTCCAGATTCTGTAATTGGTATAGAAAGAGTATTCAAGTTAGATAACAGAACTATCACATCTAACTTGTTTAATGTTAACTATCAGTTGTTTTTAAATGATATTTACTGGTTTAGTTCCACTGAACTTTTAAATTACTTTGTGACAAAAAGGTACTTGGAGGATATTGATTGGATAGTCAATCCCCAAAGGCAGATTAGATTTAATAAAAGACAGAACAGATTATATTTGGATATGAGTTGGGATTCCTTGAAAGAAGACCAATATTTAATTATGGAGTGCTATAGAATATTAGATCCAACAGATTATACCAAAGTTTATAATGATTCATTCCTGAAGATGTACTTAACCTCATTGATTAAGAAGCAGTGGGGACAGAACTTAATTAAATTTAATGGAGTAAAGCTTCCTGGTGGGGTAGAATTAAATGGTAGACAAATTTATGATGATGCAGTTAAGGAGTTAGAGGAAATAAGACAGAGAATGATGTCAGAATATGAAACTGCTCCATTTGATATGATAGGTTAATATGTTAAATCCATTTTTCATACAAGGAACTAGTTCAGAACAAGGTCTTATTCAAGATCTGATCAATGAACAGTTAAGAATGTATGGCATAGAAGTTTACTATATGCCAAGGCAGTATGTATCTAAAGGAAAGGTAATAAAGGAGGTTTTATTCTCCAAGTTTAATCACGCCTTTCCAATAGAAGCATACTTAGTAAATTATGAAGGATTTGATAATAATAGCATAGCATTATCTAAGTTTGGAATTAGAATTTCTGATGAAATGTCTTTGGTCATTTCTAAAGAAAGATTTGAACTCTACATAGCAGAGCTGGTAAAGGCAATACCAGATGTCCCTCAAACAAAGAGACCTAATGAGGGAGATCTGTTGTATATTCCATTATCAGACAGCGTAATGGAGATAAAATATGTTGAGAATAGAAAACCATTTTTCCAACTTCAGAAGAATTATGTTTATGAACTGAAGTGCGAACTCTTTGAATATGAGGATGAAGATATCTCTACTGGAATTCTGGATCTTGATGATAACTTTAAGGATCTTGGATATGGTGCACTAATCAAAGTTGCTGGTTTGGGAGCAACAGCAACAGCATATACTGGAATTGTTACTGGAGGTGTTCAGTATGTCCAGATGATAAACAATGGATATAAGTATACAACTGCTCCCACAATAAGTGTTTCTGGGATTTCTTCCACTAAACCCGTCTTTGTTGGAGTATTAACCAGTTCTAGAAGATTAACCACTGGATACAGTATTGATAAAATTTTAATAGAGAATGCTGGAAGTGGATATAATCCATCTAATCCTCCAAAAGTAACATTTACTGGTGGAGGGGGTTATGGTGCTAATGCAATAGTTGGAATTGCAACATCTGGTAGCATTGGTATAGTGACATTAACCTATGCTGGTCAGGGATACACTACTGTTCCTACAGTTACATTCTCATCTCCAATTGCTGGTGGTGTTACTGCAACTGGACAGGCATTTATAAGCACAACTGGAACTATCTCTACAATTAGGATTACTAATGCTGGTTATGGATATACAGTTGCTCCCACAATTACAATTTCTGCAGGATCTTCAATATCACAAGGAAACTTCATTTTTGGCGAAGAAGTAAGTGGTTCCATGTCCAATGCAGTTGGAATAGTTAAGTATTGGGATGCTGCTACTAGCACACTTAAAGTTTCTGGAATGGGAACTGATTTTGTAGTTGGCGACCTAATAGTTGGTGAGGATTCTAATGCAACTTATAAAATACTTTCATATGATACCTATAAATTAGATAGTGCTTATGATGAGAGTGAAGATATTGAAAAAGAAGCAGATGGTATTATAGATTTCACAGAAATCAACCCATTTGGGGAAGTTTAAACTAAATAGTACAATTAAGTCTTTACTATGCTTGGAAATTATTTCTATCATAAAACTATAAGCAAAACTGTGATTGCTTTTGGAACCCTTTTCAATAATATTCAAATAAGACATAATGACGACAATGATAATCCAGTATCAGTGTTAAAGGTTCCTCTTGCCTATGGACCAATCCAAAAGTTCTTGGCAAGAATAGAGCAAAATGCAAGTGGTGATAGAAAAATTGCTTTGACACTTCCAAGAATGTCATTTGAAATGACATCTATTGATTATGATCCAACAAGAAAAGGATCAGTCATACAAACATTTAAGGCATCTAAAGTTGAAGATGGAAAGGCAGTAAATAAAGTTTTTATGCCAGTTCCATATAATATTGGGTTTGAACTTAATATCTTAGGAAAACTGCAAGATGATGTTCTTCAAATTATAGAACAAATCCTTCCATACTTCCAACCATCATTTAATGTTACCGTGAATCTTATTCCAGAAATTGGAGAAAAGAGGGATATTCCTATAGTTTTAAACAGAGTTGGATTTAGAGATGATTATGAAGATAACTTCAATACCAGAAGATTGTTGTATTATACTTTAAATTTCACAGCAAAAACATACCTCTTCAATGAAGTTCCTGAGGATAGTCAAGGACTCATTAAGAAGGTACAAGTTGATTATGCAACAAATGCAATCATCAATGCTAAGAGAGAAGTTAGATATACTGTTACTCCTAAAGCACTTGAAGATTATAATGGTGATGGTGTAATAGATTCTACTGATGATGAACTGATACCATTTGGAGATGACTTTGGATTCAATGATCAAATAGTAGATTTCCAAGACTTTAAGACATATAGCAATTCACAAGGAACTGATGTAGATATTTGATTATGAATGATAAAAATTTTAAAGAAATTGAACAGGCATTGGACATAGAAACCAAGTTAGTTCCTGCTGAGCCAGTAGAAATTGAATCTAAACCAGTTCCAAATGATCCTCAAAAAGATTATGAATATAGTAGAGGTCAACTTTACAATTTAATTGAGAAAGGACAGCAAGCTATTGATGGGATTCTAGAAGTAGCAGACAGTTCAAATCATCCAAGGGCATATGAAGTTGCAGGTCAATTAATTAAGTCTGTAGGTGATGTGACTGATAAACTATTAGATCTTCAGAAGAAAATGAAAGATCTAGATGCTCCTCAGAAAAATGGTCCTACAACTGTTAATAATGCACTGTTTGTAGGTTCTACTGCAGAATTATCTAAGTTGTTGAAACAAGGTTTACTAAATAATAACGAAGAATAATATAATCTGTGGGATGAAAGATCCAAAAGGTCCTGTTAAAGCATATAAGTCCCCAGAGGAACTTGCAAAGAAGCACAAGGTTCCTCTGAGTCAAATCATGAAGCAGGTAAAGATTGGCACTAAAGTAGAAGGAGAGCACACTACAAGTAAGAGTGGTGCTAAAATTACTGCTTTGCAGCATGTAGATGAACTTCCAGATTATTATACAAGACTTAAAAAAGTAGAAAAGAAAGGACCAATGAAAGAAGAAATTACTGCAGAAAAACAATATAAAGAAGATACTAAGTATTGCTTACTTTGCAGAAAGAACGAGAAGAGAGAAGAATGTTCTTGGGGTCCATCAATGTGGGATAAGTATAGTATAGCAAAGATTCATCCTACAAATGAATCTAAAATTCATGAAGACCACAAAGAAATTGCTAGTGGTAAGAAGAAAGATGATGAAGGATATATGGCAAAAATTGAGTTTGATCAAATTGAGAGATCTGTTAGTATCTTAAGAAGACTTATTAAAAAACCAGATCAACAACTTCCTGCTTGGGTTCAATCAAAAATCACTAGAGCAGCAGACTTTATTGATACTGCAGCAGAGTATATGTCTAGTGATGAGGAGGTGAGTGAAGGCATAACTTTCAGTCAGTTTATGACTGAAGTTGCAGCATGGCAAAGAAAGGAAGGTAAAAATAAAGAAGGTGGATTAAATGAAAAGGGAAGAAAATCCTATGAAAGGGAGAATCCTGGTTCAGACCTTAAAGCACCTTCAAAAAAAGTAGGCAATCCTCGTAGAGCATCATTTTGTGCTCGTATGAAGGGAATGAAAGCAAAATTAACTAGTGCCAAAACTGCTAGAGATCCTGATTCAAGAATTAATAAATCATTAAGAGCCTGGAACTGTTGATAACTTATGAGTGATAATGTTTACCTTGGCAATCCTCTACTAAAAAAAGCCAATACACCTATTGAGTTTACACAAGATCAAATTTTAGAATTTGTTAAGTGTAAAAATGATCCTGTATATTTTGCCAAGAATTATGTGCAAATTGTTACCTTGGACCATGGACTTCAACTGTTTAAACCATATCATTTCCAAGAAAAACTAATTAGCAATTTCCATAATCATAGATTCAACATTTGTAAGATGCCTAGACAGACAGGCAAATCTACAACTGTTGTATCTTATTTGCTCCATTATGCAATTTTTAATGATAATGTAAATATTGCAATTCTTGCTAACAAAGCATCTACTGCTAGAGATTTGTTATCAAGATTACAAACTGCATATGAAAACCTACCAAAATGGTTGCAGCAAGGTATACTTGCTTGGAATAAAGGTTCTATGGAGCTAGAGAATGGATCAAAGATTTTGGCTGCTTCTACATCTGCATCTGCTGTCAGAGGTGGATCCTATAATATCATATTCCTTGATGAATTCGCGTTTATTCCAAACCATATTGCAGACCAATTCTTTGCATCTGTTTATCCTACTATTTCTTCTGGTCAAAGCACAAAGGTTATCATAGTATCCACTCCTCATGGTATGAACCACTTCTATAGGATGTGGCATGATGCTGAGAGGGGAATGAATGAATATGTCCCTACAGATGTTCATTGGTCAGAAGTTCCTGGAAGGGATGATAAGTGGAAAGCACAAACTATATCCAACACATCAGAACAACAGTTCAAAGTTGAATTTGAGTGCGAATTCTTAGGATCAGTAGATACCCTAATTGCACCAAGTAAACTAAAGAGTCTTGTCTATGATAAACCAATAAAACAGAGTAAAGGATTAGATGTATATGAAGAATCTAAAGAAGATAGTGATTATGTAATAACTGTTGATGTTGCTAGGGGTGTTGGAAATGATTACTCTGCATTTGTAGTATTTGATATAACTACTTTCCCACATAAAATAGTAGCAAAGTATAGGAACAATGAA